CCGATCTCGACACCCCCGGTCGATAACACGCCCATTTGCGACGCTCTGAAGCTCGCGACAGGTTTCAGGAACGCCCGACACCGCGCAATTGCGACAGCACTTCTCCGGTGCATGTTTGGTGAGGCCGCCCCGGCCAAACTGTCCATGCGTCGAGAGGCGTCGACTGGGAGCCCCGACTACGTCAACGACGTGCCTAAGAAGAAGGCAGAGATCCGCGCCGCTCTATCGGGTCTGGATCGATACCTCAGCCTCGTCGAGAAGGGTGACTTGATCTCGCTCTTCACCGAGTTCAACTCGCCGATCGTTCAAACGATTGGCGAGCGAACCCAAGCCGACAAGGTGACGATTGTCAACGGACGTGTCACTTCAAAAGATAGGGAGGTCAATGATGAGTTAGCCGCACGAACCGCTTTCAAGGATGGTCGCCGCTTTCCTGCGGACAAAAGTGTCCGTGTCGACGGCCGTGCAGTCGACGGTCACTTCGCAGGTCGCCGTCGGACTGTGTTCGGGATGTCGTTCGTACCGAACTACGTTGTTGCTGCGGTATTCTCGTGCTTCCGGGTAGTCTACCTTGACCGGTATGCGTTCACTTGGAAGCACCGTGCGCCGGATACCATCCTCGCAAAGATGCGGAAGTTCAAGTACATGGCTGGTTTCGATGTCAAGCAGTTTGACCAGTCGGTTCGTGAGCATCTCATCGAGTTCTTCTGCGCGGAATTGGAGCGTTACGCTGACCACCGCATCGCGAAGCTGATCAGATTGATGTTCCGGGCACCGTACATCATGCCGAGCCCGTACATCGCGCGCGCGGACGGTGAGCGACCGACGACGAATCCGCTGTTCGGAGACAACCCCTTCGACCAGGGGTCCTTCGTCCACAACCTCGGTTTGCCGAGTGGGATCGCTTGCAACCCTGATTTCGGTAAATGGGCCATGATGTTCCAGTACCTATGCGTCGTGGATGACCACTACCACGATGTGATCGAGTTTGGGGTCGACAGTATCCTCCGTGGCGAGCACCCGATGTACGCTTTTCTCAACATGGGTGATGATTGCGTGATTCTCATGAACGATGAGCGCTTTCACGAGGTCGTGGTATCTGGAGATTACACAGCGGATTACTTCTCGGTTGAACCCGAGCACCCGATCTCGTTCCTGGGCAACGTCCCGTATCGCGATGACTCTGGTGAACTGCAGTTGGCTCCGAATATCGTGTCTTTCTTCGTCAACTGGATCGTGCCGGAACACGGTATCGACAACCATCGACGCCGCAATTTCTGGGCGGTTGGTGATCGTGAGCGGCGACAACATTACGCCCGCGCACCGGGGTACAGTGCGGCCTACGCAATCTATGAGGAGGTGTTCAGTAACATATTCAACCGTACACCGGCATCGATCACCAACGACTACTATGACCAGCAGCGTCGTCTGGGGTCATTGTCGTTCATCGATGCTCTCGTACTCCAGAAGCCCGAGTACCTGCAGTACCGTTTTGACGAG